GAGCAAAATGTAAATAAGTATGAAACGCTGTTTATTGACTCAATTACAGTCGCGGGGCGTTTGTGCTTTCAATGGTGTCAGCAACAGCCAGAGTCTAGATCAGACAGAACTGGCAAGCTAGATACTCGTGCGGCCTATGGTATGCACGGACGCGAAATGATGGCGTGGCTTACACACCTTCAACATATTCGTGATAAGAACGTAATCTTTGTTGGTATTCTAGACGAATACACTGACGATTATGGGCGCAAACAATATGCGCTTCAGATCGAAGGTTCCAAAACCGGCAAAGAATTACCAGGCATCGTGGACGAAATGATTACGATGACGGTCTTGGGGGGAGAAAATGGATCGTATCGTGCTTTTGTTTGCGATGCCTTAAATGAATGGGGATATCCTGCAAAGGATCGCTCTGGTAGGCTCGATACACTTGAAGAGCCACATCTTGGTAAACTTATTGAGAAAATGGGTAAAGGGGGAAACACAGAGAAACAATTAAACTTTGTAGACCCCAATCAACAGATTTTAACAGAAGGGACATAAAATGTTAAATCTTAATAATGCTCCGGTGTCAGAGGCACCAACACAAACACGCACACTTATTCCAAACGGAACAGTGTGTCGTGCAATCATCGTGGTAAAAATGGGTGAGATTGAAATTTCAGAGTTTGGTAACGGAATGTGGTTTAAAAAATCTCAAACATCCAACGCCAAATGGATGGAACTAGAGTTCACAGTTGTTGGCGGTGAATATGACAAACGTAAGTTCTGGCATCGTATTTTTCTAGACGGTGACAAGATGGGTGCAAGCGGTATTCCAGTGGCAAAAGAGATTGGTTTATCCACTCTTAGGTCAATTATCGAAAGCGCAAATAGTATTGATCCATCTGATATGTCAGAGACTGCGGTTCAAAGACGAAACATTGGTGGCGTTAATGACTTGAGTGGAATGGAAATTTGCGCTAAAGTCGGAATTGAAAAAGGCACAGGCGGTTATGAGGACAAGAATAAACTCATGGCGGCAGTAACACCGAACCAGAAAGATTTTATCCCTTCTGGACAAGCACCGATGGCGCAAGCTCCTGCGGCTCAACCGCAACAGACAGCGCAACCAACATCCGGTGCAATTCCTAGTTGGGCTAATAAGTAATCTAGCGGCACAGGTTTTTTCCACACCTGCTAGACCACGCACGGGGGGGCGTGGGCCAATACCCCCCACCATCTAGACTAAGAAGTGGATTCGGATATGTTATTGCGCCCCTATCAAGAGGCCGCTATCAGTGATGCTTGCAAAGCATTAGATAAGCACAAAAACACAATCGTTGTTGCGCCCACAGGGGCCGGTAAAACAATTATGCTTTCTGCTCTTGTAGGCAAAAGATACGAGGACGGTAAGAAAGTTCTTGTAATGCAACACAGAGATGAACTTGTAGATCAAAACAAATCCAAGTTTGAGCGTCTTAATCCATACATCACAACAAGCATTGTAAACGGCACAGTCAAAGATTGGAAAGGCGGTACCATATTTTCTATGGTGCAAACAATATCCAGGGATAACAATCTCAAAGATCGACCTGCATTTGATATGATTGTTATTGATGAAAGTCATCATGCGGCAGCCGATACATATTTAAAAGTTATTAATGCAGTTAAAGAAGACAATCCAGATGCAGAGATTGTAGGTTTTACTGCTACGCCCAACAGAGGCGATGGAAAAGGATTGCGAAAAGTATTCAATAACTGTTCGCACCAGATCGACATTACAACACTTATTCGAGAAGGCTTTCTTGTACCGCCAAAGTCATATGTGATTGATTGTGGTGTAAATGATAAGCTTAGAGATGTGGCTATTAGTGGAAACGACTTCAACATGGAGCAAGTCGAGTCCATTATGAACCGCAAGGTCATCAATCAAAGAGTGGTTGAAGAGTATCTTAATCATGCAGAGGGAAGAAAGACCGTTGTATTTTGTAGCACAATCAAACACGCAGAGGATTTGTTAGAAGAGTTCATAGACCAAGACATCAACGCAAAACTAGTCACAGGAGAAACACCAAAGGCAGATAGGGCTCAAATACTTCATGATCTGGCTTACGATGATGTTGATGTTGTGGTAAATGTATCTGTTCTTACAGAGGGGTTTGACGCTCCACCAGTGTCGTGCATCATTCTAACCAGGCCATGCTCTCAGAAAGCTACAATGGTACAGATGATTGGTCGAGGTTTGCGAACGATAGATCCAGAAGAGTTCCCTGATCTGGTTAAAAGAGACTGTATTGTTTTAGATTTTGGAACAAGTGTACTGACACATGGATCGTTGGAAGATTCAGTTAGCTTAGATGATAAAGAAAAAGGTGAAGCACCGCTTAAACAATGCCCAGAGTGCGAAGCCGTTGTTCCTATGGGCTCAAAGATCTGCCCTATCTGTGAACACATCTTTGATAGCGGTGAGAAAGAAGAAAAAGAAGAACTTCACACGTTTGAGATGACAGAGTTTGATCTTATGCAAATGTCTCCATTTAGATGGATGGATATGTTTGGAGATAAAAGCCTGCGTATGGCTATGGGCTTTGAAGGCTTTGTTGGAGTTGCAAATACATCTGATGTGTCAGTTGCTTTTGGTAGAAATAAACAAGGCAAACTAAAGGTTCTTGCAGTTGGAGGTGGCGTACAATGCACGGCGGCTGCAGATGATTTCTTACGAGAGATTGAAGACGGCAATGCCGCTAAAAAGACAAAAAGATGGCTAGATCAACGATTAACGGATAAACAGAGAGCACACCTGGCTACTCAAGGGATAAATATTGAGGCGTTTGATTTCTCTTGGACGAAGTACAGAGCGGCTTGTATGCTTAGTTTTTTATGGAACAAGCGTACAATCGAGACAACAGTGGAGAGGTATCTATGAAAGACGTAAAGACTCGATGGGCAGTATATGATGATGGCCTTAAAATTTGGTTCAATGGAAAGCTTATAGCTGAGATACACCCAGATGATTTTCCATATTTATTATCTGACATTGCTTTGTATTTAAGGAGAAAAAAATGAAAAAAGAAAAACAAGGTGGTCCTTTTATAACACAAATGAATGATGGATTAATTTGTACTTTACAGCATTGGACGGATGGAACGTCCAGTTTAGAGATTACAACGTTAATTAAAAAAGACGGTAAAGTTGTTCCTACAACAGAAATACACGAATGGGACACTCCCAAACAAAAAGAAAATATTGAAGATTATAAATTAAGTATGGAATCAGGAAAAATAGAGGCGGTTATAAAATGAGTGACGAACCAAAGCCAATAAAAGAGTTGGCATTTATATTAGGAATATTTGGTTGGGATACCAAATTCTCTGATCTCTCAGAAGATCAGGTTCATGTATTAATATTTGCTTTGCAGGAAGCATCAAAACTAACAGAGGAATTTGAAATTGGAACGCTCGAAGACAAATACTATAAGTCAACAGGCACTTGGCCTTCTACAAGCATCCCCTTCTAATCCACAAGTAGAGGCAATCTCGCAAGCGGTAGACAAAGCTATTATAGAAAAGAATAGCAAACGCGAACGAAGGAGATACCTGGGGGCATCAAGCATAGGCGATGAGTGCAGTCGAAAAATACAGTATCGGTATCTAAATTATCCAACTGATGAGGGATCAGGCTTTAGTGCAAGAACACTCAGGATATTCGAGTTCGGTCACTACATCGAAGATTACGCTGCAATGTGGCTCAAAGATGCAGGGTTTGATCTAAGAACAGAGGATAAGATGGGAAAACAGTTTGGCTTTTCTATAGCTGATGACGAAATCAAAGGACACATTGATGGTGTGGTCTGTGACGGTGAAGTAGATATGGGCTATCCATGTCTTTGGGAAAACAAGTCAGCAAACGATCAGAAGTGGAAAGGCTTTCAGCGCATGGGGGTAGCCAAGGCAAATCCCGTTTACGCCACTCAGATCGCTTTATATCAAGCGTATATGGAGCTCACAGATCATCCTGCTCTTTTTACAGTGGTAAACAAAAACACATCTGAGATTTACTACGAGTTAGTGCCGTTTGATCGTCAGTTGGCACAGTCGGCAAGTGACAAGGCTGTAAATATCTTGACTGCGGCAAAAGCAGGTGACATTCTACCTCGCATAGCTCAAACAAAAGATTTTTATCTTTGTAAGTTTTGCGAGTTTAGGGAGACTTGTTGGAATAATTAGAAAAAGCGGGGGATAGGCAAAAGGACTATGATCTACCCCCCGAAGAGGTAAATAGGTATATAAGGACAATATAATGTCATTAAGGGTAATTGGCAACACAAGATATAGTAGTGAACCGAGAGATTTAGTCGCAGAGATAACGGATAAAGTTCCGTCTTATGTGCAAATAGAGGCTTTAAAAAACGCTTATCCAAACGGAAGAATTGTTCGGAATGAGTTTTATCTGGGGTCTTTGAACGGCGAAGCGGGTCAATCTCTCAAGATTAATATAGATCCATCTAGCTCAGAGTTCATGCGAGGCATGGACTTCAACACAGGTGACGGCATCGGGGGCATAACTAAAATCCTGATGGCGGCATACAGTTGGAAAATCAAAGATGTAGCCGAACATTTTGGCACATGGCTGGAAAAACCAAAGACAGAACCACCGATGAACCCAATAAATCCTGCGCTTGCCCAGCCGCAGCAGGAACCACAACCCGAACAAATTAAACAAAAACGGGTCATCGACTACTCAACGCCATATGATGGGGAGTATTTATACCTATCAGAAGACGGTGAAATTATTGTTGCGGTCAGAAAATACATCGAACGGGATCAAACTGGTGAAATTGTTCGGGATAATGACGGCAGCGCAAAGAAAGAGTTTCGTCAGTTTCCACGTTTACCAGAAACTAGGCCGTTATATAACCTACCGCAGATCAAAGAAGCAGATCGGGTCATATGGGTAGAGGGCGAAAAGTGTGCTGATGCACTGATCAATCTTGGTCATACAGCAACTTGCACTATCGGGGGCGCAGGGATGCTATCTCAGCGCACAAAAGATAAGTTTGATTTCTCTCCATTGCACGGCAAAGAGCTTATTATATGGCCTGATAACGATGAAGCGGGTCAGAAATTAGCCAAGATAGTGCAAGAGCTTGGTGTTAACGCAGGGGCAAAAGCCGTTACAATGCTTACGCCACCACAGGGTAAACCAAAAAAGTGGGACGCTGCTGATGCGATTGAAGAAGCTTTTGATATATCGAAGTTTCTCAACGCACCAAATCATAAAATAAAAAAGACATTATCTCTTAAAAATAGAAACCTGCTTATTGGAAATCAATTCGCTGGCGCTGCACCCGAACAAAAGTTTCTAATCGGTGACACCATACCGCTGGGAGTTCCGTGTGTGTTCGCGGCTGCTGGAGATAGCGGTAAAGGTATGATGACGTTGGATCTGGCTAT